CTGGAACAGCCTCAAATGTCACCGGCACCGTAGCCATAGCCAACGGCGGCACGGGCCAGACAGCAGCCGCCGCCGCGTTCAATGCTCTGTCGCCCATTACATCTACGGGCGACTTGATTATTGGTAACGGCGTCAATAGCGCCACTAGGCTGGCTATTGGCACTACCAGCTATGTTTTGACATCCAACGGCACTACGGCCACATGGGCGGCGGCGGCTGGCGGCGGCAGCAACATCACGGCGCTGGGTTTGTGGGAAAATAATGCTTCAATCACGGCTAATTACACGATTGGAACGGGCAACAATGCTACGTCTGCTGGCCCAATTTCCGTTGCGGCCAGTATTGTTGTCACAGTGCCTACAGGCTCAACATGGGTCGTTCTTTAAGGATTACACATGACAGTTACCGCCCGAAATTTAGTGCCCGCAAAGCTGGTGGAAAACACCCAGACCACCCAGTACATTGTGCCCACCAACGCCACAGCCGTGATTATTGACAAATTTACGGCCACAAACACCAGTGCCAGCACGGCTACAATCAGTGTAAACTTGGTCACAGGCTCGGACACCGCAGGCAATCAGAACCTGATAACCAAGACCAAGTCGTTAGCCGCGTCTGAGGTGTACACGTTTCCAGAACTGGTGGGTCAAATTTTGCCAACTGCTGCGTTCATATCAACCATTGCCAGTGCGGCCAGCGCTATCAACATGCGCGTGTCTGGGCGAGAAGTGACGTGATGATTGTTCGTGACGCTACCGAAGCCGATTTGCCGCAGTACATTGTACTGGCCGAGTCATTTCACATAGCGTCACCTATGCACGGCGTCATTGATTTTGATCCAGTTGGCTACGCTGAGTTCTATACCGCGTCACTTCAAAATAATTCGGTAGGTGTTTGGCTAGCTGAAATTGACGGTGAAATTGTCGGGATAGCGGGCGCAGTAGCATACCCGCTGTACTTCAACCCGGCCGCGCTTGTGGTTCAAGAGTTATGGTGGTGGCTAACGCCAAAGGCGCGGGGAAGCGGCGCAGGCGGTAAAATGTTCAAACAAATTGAACAATGGGCCGAAGATCACAATGCGTCAGCGCTTTTTATGATTGCTTTAGAAGACAATCGGGCAAAAAAGATGGAAAATCTATACGTTCGTGCGGGTTTTAGGCCAATGGAACGAACTTTTATTAAAGAGGTCACATCATGGCAATAGGAACAGCAACCGCAATTCTTGGCGGCGCTATTGGCGGCGCCTTACTTGGCGGCAGCGCGGCTAAAGAAGCGGCAAGCACACAAGCCAGTGCGGCTGACCGTGCGGCTGAACTGCAAAAACAAGTTGCCGATCAACAGATTGCTCTGCAACGCGAACAGTTTGATCGTCAAGTTGAACTGCAAACGCCGTTTCGCGAGGCCGGTGTTCGTGCGTTGCCAGAACTGGAAGCGGCGTCTAGGTACACACCGTTTGGCATGGAGCAGTTTACCGCTGACCCAGGCTACGGTTTTCGTTTGGCTGAAGGACAAAAGGCACTTGATCGGCAAGCCGCCGCCCGTGGTGGGTTGATCTCTGGCGCTGCACTAAAGGGCGCGCAACGCTTCGGTCAAGAGATGGGTAGCCAAGAGTACACCAACGCTTTCAATCGCTACCAGACTGAGCGTCAGGCTCGTCTTAACCCGCTGCAATCTTTAGCCGGTATGGCTCAAACTTCTGTAGGCCAGCTAGGCCAAGCTGGTCAAGCAATGACATCAGGCTCCGCAAGTGCTCTTGGCGCGTATGGCGCAGGCGCAAGTGAAGCTATTGGCGCGGCGGGGCAGGCCCGTGCTTCTGGTTACTTGGGCCAAGCCAACGCGCTATCACAAGGCTTGGGTCAATACATAAACTATAGCCAAGGTCAAGATCGCAACGCTTTGCTGCAACAACTGATTGGTGGTGGTGGCGGTGGTGGTGGTGGTGGCGGCGGCGCTGCGGCTGGATACTTAGACCCATACGCAAGATTTTCTTACGGGTCAAACGCTTAAGGATTGATCATGGCACTTGTAAACCCCAACATCGCGATGGGCTATCGCGCCCCTGAAATTCAACCGCAGAACATGTTGGCTGACTATGCTGCCATACAGCAAATTCAAGGCGGGCGGCAAGCACAAGAACTGAACGCGCTGAAGATGCAAGAGGCGCAAGCGGCGTTGACCGAACGTAACGCGCTTCGTGGCTTAGACCCTACGGCTGCGGATTACGAAAGCCAACTGTTTAAAGTTAGCCCAACATTAGGGATTTCGTACCGCAAAGAGCGCAGCGCAGCAGACGCAAGCGCTGCGGCAACTGCAGCCAGCCGAGCAGCGGCGGCTAAATCAGGGTTTGATCTTAAAGCCGCGCAGCGCAAGTTTGGCGAAGACCTTAAACGCGGGCTGTCGGCTAATCCATCGGACGCAAACATTATTGCGTTTGGTGAAGACGCGGTGCTGCAAGGGTTGTACACGCCGGAGCAAGTTAAAGGCACCGTTGATCAATTGTTGGCGTTGCCCGCTGCTGACCGTGTGCGTATTCTTTCGCAAGCAGGCGCAAGCCCAAGCGAGTTGAAGCCAACCGTAACACCGCAAACTCTTGGCGGCACTGTTCGGCTGCTAAGTACCCCAGCTTTTGGTGGCGCGGCAACGCCAGTAGAGGGCAGCGTTGGTACAGTTACCATGACGCCAGCGCAAGAGCGCGAAGCCAAAGATTCGGCCATCCGCATCAAACAAGAAGGCCAGCGAATTGGTTTGGAAGGCCGGCGCGTGGCTGTCTTGGAACAAGACGCCAAGCAGAAACAAGACCCCGTGTTCCAGCAAACTATGGCCGGCGCCAGAGCCACAGGCGAGGCAATTGCCAAAGGCACTGTGGCCGCGCAACAAGCGTTGCCGGGCGTTATTACAAACGCGATGATAGCGGTTAACGCCGTTGATGACATGGTTGGCAGGCAGGAAGTTAAAGACGCCAGCGGTAAAGTTATTCAGCCTGCTACTGCGCCGCACAAAGGTTTCCAAGACGCCGTGGGCGCCACATGGAAGCCTGGCTTCCGATTTATCCCCGGCACAGACGCATCCGATTTTCAATCTTATCAAGATCAAATCGAAGGCGCCGCGTTTTTGTCAGCGTTTGAGGCACTCAAAGGTGGCGGCGCTATCTCTGAGAAAGAAGGCTCAAAAGCCACAGCGGCCAAACTTCGCATGAAGTTGGCTCAGAGTGAAGTTGAGTATGTTAAAGCCGCCCGTGAGTTCCAAGAAGTTGTGCGAACAGGCGTAGAAAATGCCCGCCGAAAATTTGGTGCTGGTGGTGCAGCGCCCGCCGCTGGCGGTGCAAACATTGATGCCCTTCTTGATAAGTACAAATAATCATGGCAACACTTGAACAACTCACCGCAGCGTTGATCAAGGCCGATGCTGCGGGCAACGCCGCAGACGCTAAAGAACTTGCGGATGAAATTCGACGTGTTCGTGCGGCGCCAGCAGCCCCTGAACTGCCTACAGCGCTCCAGCCTAGCGCCCGCGTAGAAACTGGCATTCCGGGCGCGCGTCAAGACCTGACAATGGGCCAGCGAGTGTATCAAGCCGCCCGTCCTTATGCTGCCCCACTTCTTGAAGCTGCTGGTGCAATTGGCGGCGGTTTAATTGGCGCTGCTGCCGGTGTTCCAGCCAGCCCCGTGGGCATGGCAACGCTGGGCGTTGCTGGTGCGGGTCTTGGCTACGGTATCGCCAAAGAAGGTTTGGAGTTGGCCGATGTGGCGATGGGCATGAAAGCCCCCCGTCAGGGCGCGGCTCAAGTTGTAGAGCCGGTTCGTAATGTTCTTGAAGGCGCTACGTTTGAGGCTGGCGGGCGCGTAACAGGGCAAGCCCTTGGCTATCTTGGTGGCAAGATTGCCGATCTGCGCCAGATTCCTACTCAGAAAGCTGCCAAGATTGCCCGTAACGCGTTGGGTAAAGATTTGCCAGAAGTGCTCAACACTTTACGAAATGCGCCTGATGACGCAAGCGTTGCGTATCTGACCGCAAAAATTGAAAACCCTGCATGGCAAGCGTTAATTAAAGACGCGCTTGAAAAAGACCCTCAGTTTGTTCGCAAAGCGCGCTTGCTTGGCGAACGCGAATCGCGTAATGTGTTGGCTGATTTAGTAGGCGGCGCCACTGCCGCCGAAACCCGCGCTACAGCAGAAGCGGCTAAAAACGCATTGACGCAAACCACCACACCAATGCGTGAGGCCGCGCTTAGCCGCGCCAGCTTGGGTAAGGCTGTAGCTGAATATGAAGCGCAGGCCGGCAAATTAAGCGCTGATGCTGCGGCCAAGGTGGCCGATGTTCGCAGACTTGTTGAAGCGGGCAACTTGGCCGAAGCGGCTGGCCGGCTTGAACTGATCAAAAAAGGCGTGCCTGTTGGCTTTACCAAGTTTACCTACAAAGGTGAGCTTGCTAAGATGGCCGACGACTGGGCCACGGGCGCCGCCAACGCTTCGCTCGACTTGGGCCAAGGCGCTAGATTTGCCCAAGGCGCGGCTGACGCGCTGCGGTCGGTCGGCATCAAACCGATAGAAGGCGCAACGCTATCAAAAAGCATCTCCACTTTGGCTAACAAGCCTGAGTTTGCGGGCAACGATTTGCTGGCTGGCGCGGCTAAAAATGTTGCTGATGACATTGCTAAGTGGACTGACAGCGGCGGCGTGCTTGATTTAGTTGCGCTTGAAGCCATCCGTAAAAATTCTGTCAACGCGGCCATTCAACAAATGCGCCCAGGCGTTGACGCCACCACGCAGCGCAACCTTGCGGCCGGTGTGTTAAATAAAATCAAACCTTTAATTGACGACACAATTGAAGCCGCCGGAGGCACGGGTTGGAAACAATACTTGGCCGAGTACGCCAAAGGATCGCGCCAAATTGCCGAGCGCAAGCTGACAGGCGAAGCGGCGCGTTTGTGGAAGACCGACAAAGACGCGTTTGTGCGGCTTGTGCAAAACGAATCGCCAGATGTGGTTGAAAAGTTTTTAGGCCCAGGCAATTACAACATTGCCGCCGAACTGGCCGACACAACTATGGGTGTTTTGCAAAAACAGGCTGAAAAACGGTTGACTGAACTTTCGGTCAAAGAACAAGTTAGCGAAGGTAGCGCGGCGCTGTCACAATTACTTAAACAGCAAACTTCAATTTTGCGCGTACCGTCGTTCTTGAATTTTTGGGCGGCTGCAAGTAATAAGACGTTAAGCGAACTAGAAAAAGCGGTTGGCGCTAAAACGCTTAAAACATTGACTGACGCTATGAAAACCCCTCAAGGCGCTACGGCGCTGTTGGAAACGTTGCCTGGTTCGGAACGCGTTCGCGTGTTGAAATTGTTGTCTGACCCAAGTCAATGGAAGTCTGGCACTAAAGCTGTTGCTACGGGCACCACAACTATGGGCGTCAACGCGCTAGCGCCTGATCGTTACGACGATGCTGGCGCGCCAGCAAACCAGCCAGCGCGGATTATCTTAAACAACATGGCGCCAGGTCGGCCATAATGATCGGAAAATAAACATGGCATCACTTTCCCCCACCCCCAAGCTACAGTTCTTCGGAACTGACGGTCTGCCTCTTGTGGGCGGTAAGCTGTACACCTACCAAGCGGGCACGACAACGCCTATCGCTACGTACACCGACTACACCGGAGTCACGCTAAACACCAATCCGGTGATCTTGGACTCGGCGGGCCAGGCGAATGTGTGGCTGACTGACTCGACCACCTACAAGTACATCCTAAAAACCGCTGCTGAAGTTACGCTGTTCACGGTGGACTATGTGTCCGTGCCCGTGACCACCAACTCGTTTGCATCGCCCCCGCCCATCGGCAGCAGCACGCCAAACGAAGGCACCTTCACCAATTTGAACGTGGTGGACTTGCTGACGCTGGAGTCCACTGGCGCAGCGATTTTGAACGTGGGCACCACGGGCGAGCGCCCAGCAACAGCCGAGGCGGGCATGGTTCGCTACAATAGCACCACAACCAAGTTTGAGGGCTACAGCACCGCTTGGGGCGCGTTAGGCGGCGGTGCAACAGGTGGTGGTTCGGATACGGTGTTTTTTGAGAACAGCTTGACTGTGACGGCAGACTACTCTATCCCCGCTGACAAGAACGCCGGTACTTTTGGCCCTATCACTATCGCTGACAGCATCACCGTGACCGTATCAGACACCAGCGTCTGGTCAATTGTTTAAGGAACCATCATGGGCGTTAAATTAGTTTCTTCTAGCGGTGGGTCTGTAGAGATCAACCCGCCGGTCACCGCCAGCAACTTTACGGCCACGATGCCTGCGGGCACTGGCACTGTTGCAGTCAACGGCGCTAGCGGTGTGCTTGTCTCTGCTACAGCGCAGGCGTCCACCAGCGGAACAAGCATTGACTTCACATCTATCCCATCTTGGGTCAAGCGGATTACGGTGATGTTTAGCGGTGTAAGTACAAATGGCTCTAGTGGTATTCTTATCCAGTTTGGTGATTCTGGAGGAATTGAAAACACTGGCTACGTGTCAGGGTCGGTGGCAATTACTAACGGGGCTGTTGGTACTTTAGCTACATCAACGGCTGGAATTGTGGTTGTAACAGCGCTTGCTGCGGCCGATACGTTTCATGGAAATGTTATGGTTGGAACGCTAGGTACCAATATTTGGTCAGCGGGGGGTTCTGTTTACCGTGCCAGTGTAGGGTCGTATGTTGTAGCAGGCTCTAAAACCCTATCCGACACGCTAACGCAAGTTCGCATCACAACAATTAACGGCACGGACACCTTTGACGCTGGCACTATCAACATAATGTACGAGTAAACTATGACCACAAAAATTGATGGAAACAACGGCGTCTTGCAGTCGTATGACTACCAGGTTCTGACAACTGGTTTCTCGTACACCTTTGCCACCGGCATCACCACGCTTTTGATCGAGCCTGCCGGTACGCTGGCAACGGGCACGATCACCATGCCAGCCTCACCCGCTGACGGCATGGTGGTTACATTTAGCTCGACTCAGCAGATCACAGCGCTGACAGTGGCCGCTAACACGGGGCAATCGATCAAAGGCAATTCTGTTCAGGCCATCCCTAACCAGCCCTTGTCTTGGGTCTACCGCCTGACCAATACCACTTGGTACGCAATGGCTGGCGGCGCTGCTCGTGCATCTAATGTAGTGTCTGGCACTTCGGTAGCTTCGACTTCTGGGACAAGCATTGACTTCACTGGCCTGCCAAGCTGGGTCAAGCGTATTACGGTGCTGTTTGCTGGCGTCAGCACCAACGGAACAAGTCAATTTTTAATTCAGTTAGGTGACGCTGGCGGCATAGAAAACACTGGCTATGTTTCAAGCAGCACTGGTTTTACTGGCACAGCGGGGTCAACAATCTCAAGTACGGCTGGATTTATTATTTCCTACGATACTGCTTCGTATATTGCATCCGGTTCTATTGTTCTTAATTATGTTGGCGCAAATCTTTGGGTTGGGTCAGGGGTGGGTAAATTAGCAACAGGTGTTAGCTTTGCTGCTGGTGGAGATAAAACACTGTCTGACACTTTGACGCAGATAAGGCTTACCACTGTTGGCGGTACAAACACCTTTGATGCTGGCTCTATCAACATCTTGTACGAATAAGGACGCATCATGGAACGAATTGTTGTAGACCTACAAGCGGGCACCACAACGGTTGTGGCCCTTACGGCAGAAGAAGTGGCGCAAGCGCTGGCTCAGAAGGCCGCATGGGACGCCGAGCAAGCTGCCATTGTGGTAGAGCCGACTATGCAAGAAATCATAGCCCAATTACAAGCTGAAATAGCTGCGCTCAAAGGATAATCCATGCCAATAACAATCAACGGAAGCGGCACCATCACTGGTGCATCAACTCTGGCGACAACTGTTGCCAGCCCCACGCTGACCACACCGAACATCAACTCGGCGCAGTTTGCTACCGTGACCGGCACAGCGCCTATCTATCCTTGCCGCGTTTGGGTAAACTTCAACGGCACAGGTACTGTTGCAATTCGTGCTAGTGGGAATGTGACGAGCATTACAGACAACGGTACTGGTGACTACACAGTTAACTTTACGACTGCGATGCCTGATGCAAATTATACTTTAGTTGCAACAATAAAACCTACAGCGGCGGCAAGTAGTACAAATGGAAAAGTTGTAAATATTCGTTATGACACGAATTTAGCTACATCTTCATGTAGGTTGTGGTGCAATAGCACAGGCGGGGCAGAAGATATGGATGTAGTAGCTGTTGCAGTTTTTAGATAAGGTAACCCAATGAACTCAAGAATCATCTACAAAACACCAGACGGCGGCGTGGCAGTCATCATCCCCGCTGACACCATTGAAGCCTGTATGAAAGACATCCCCGAGGGCGCTGAGTACGCCATTGTGGATGTAGCAGACATTCCAGAAGACCGCACATTCAGAGGAGCATGGACATGGGCATCGTAATCGACCTAACCAAAGCCAAGGCCATAACGCATGATGCGCGTAGAGCCGCCCGTGCCCAAGAGTTTGCGCCATTGGATGTGAAGGCCACCATTCCGTCAGAGGCCGTGGCCGCTGAAGAAGCGCGTGCGGCTATCCGTACCAAGTACGCCGACATCCAAACGGCTGTTGACGCTGCTGCTGATGTGGCTGCGTTGAAGGGCATCATTGAAAGCCTGGCGTGAACGACATAACGCACCGCGAAATCTACGACCGCCTGGTGGCCGTTGAGGGCAAGGTTGATGCCTTGACCAACAGCACCAAGGATGTGACCGCCGCGTTTGCTGCGGCTCGCGGCGCCTTTGTGGTGCTGGAAACGCTTGGCAAGCTAGCCAAGCCCCTGCTGTGGCTGGGTGGCCTGTTCGTGGCTGCTGCGGCCTTCTGGGAACACTTTAGAGCACGCTGAGATGGAAGCGCTGCCGCCTCCACCGCCAGCAGCCAAATCACCCATCTTTGAGTGCATCAAATGGACGTGGACGCCTGACCGGCTGCTCGTCTGGTGCTTGCAGTGGAGGAAGAAATGATCGACCCTCTTACCGCGCTTGCAGGCATACAGGCAGCGGTTGCGCTGATCAAGAAGGTCAGCAAGACTGTTGACGATGTGTCCAGCCTCGGGCCTGTGCTGGGCAAGTACTTTGACGCCAAGTCCACCGCCACCAAGGCCGCTGTTCAGGCCAAGAAATCCAAGTCAAGTATGGGCACCGCCATTCAGATCGAGATGGCGCTGGATCAGGCCAAGCGCTTTGAAGACGAGTTGCAACTGCTGTTCATGCAGTCCGGCAAGATCGACGTCTGGAACAAGATCAAGTCCAGGGCAGCGGCGATGGATGTCGAGTCGGCCCATGACGCCAGACGTGAGCGTGAGGCGGCAACGAAGCGCAAGCAAGAGATGGATGAGGCAATTGAGTTGACCTTACTGGCGCTTGTCTTCTTCAGCTTGGTCGGAGTGATCTTGTATTTCACCATTGGCATCCTTGAGCAGCAAAGATGAGCGCCGAGCAACTTAGCCTGGTTGACAAGGTGCTGGCGTATGTGTCCAGCCCGTTCCGGCTGTTCGCAATGGTTCTCATGGCTGTGCTGACCTTCGCCGGCTATTTTGTATACACGAACCAAGAACTTCTGATCGGCGCCTACAAGGAGTCCAAGAAGATACCAAGCATCGCTGAAGATCGCGTAGAAGACGCCGCCGCCCACCTGTTCAAACAGTCCGGCGCGCTGGTGGTGGCGGTCTTCAAAGTCAACAGCATGTTTGGCACAAGGGTTCTGTACCGCGCCTACGGCAAGAACGGCAGGGACAAAACCAATGACGGGCTGGATGTCGGCCTGTTCACCCAAAACGCCGCCAACAACAGCGATGTCGTCAAGCTGATGGCAAACGAGATTCCATGCAGCGAATACAAATCGGCGCAGTCGGAGATGGGCCTGTGGTACATCGCCAAGGGCGTGGCCTACACTTGCCGCATCAGCGTGCCGCCGGAGCCTGGGCGCTTTGTCGGCCAGATCACAGTCGGCTGGGCTACCCAGCCAGAAGACATGGACAGCACCCGCGCCATGTTACAGATTGCAGCAACCATGTTATCAAGGAGTAAACAGTAATGTTCCCCCTCACAGCCCTATTAGAAGTTGGCGGCAAGCTGATTGACAAACTTATTCCAGACCCGCAAGCCAAGGCCAAAGCGCAAATGGACTTGGCTCAAATGGCGCAAGACGGCGAGTTAGCCAAGATGGCAAACGACACGGACTTGTACAAGACCGAACAAAACAACTTGACCGAACGCTTGAACGCAGACATGAGCAGTGACTCTTGGCTGTCTAAGAACATCAGGCCCATGACGCTAGTCGCCATTTTTGTTGGCTACTTTACGTTTGCCATGATGAGCGCCTTCAAGCTAGACGCCAACGAGGTCTACGTTACCCTGCTGGGCCAGTGGGGCATGTTGGTCATGTCCTTCTACTTTGGTGGCCGCACGCTTGAAAAAATTATGGACATGAAGAGCAAAAAATGACACCAAACTTCACCCTTGCGGAACTGACCGCTACAAGCCACCGCCAGTTTGACAACACGCCAAACGAAAAAGAACTAGCCAACTTGCAAAAGCTGGCTGAGTTCTTGGAGCAAGTCAAGACGCTGCTGGACGGCAAGCCGATTATGATCAATAGCGCCTTCCGATCCAAGCAAGTCAACGACAGCGTAGGCAGCAAGGACACCAGCCAGCACCGTCTAGGCTATGCGGCTGACTTCAAGGTGCCGGGCATGACGCCAGACCAAGTTGTGCGGGCCATCATTGACTCTGACTTGCAGTTTGACCAGGTTATCCGTGAGTTTGACGCTTGGACGCACATCAGCATCAGCCCCTACCCTCGCCGTCAAGCGCTGATCATTGACCGCGCTGGGACTCGACCTTTCGCATAAGCGCGCGGTACGCCTCAATGGCGTCCTTGAGGTCGCATTGAAGCTGCTGAATCCGGTCGTCTTGCTCAACCATCTTGTCGTTTGCTTGCTGCGCGAACGCCGCTAGGTTTTCTTGCGTCCAAGTTTTGAAGTTTGACATGTTCTTCCGTTATGAATTTATGGCCGTTGCCGCACTCTCGGCGGCGTAGTGTAAATGAGCCTTTGTTTCGCGTTTCTCCTGCTCTGGCTGTGCCAAGGCTTCTTGCCAATTTTGTACTTGCGCATCATCAAGCGACAGGCCGCGCATTTTTGCAAAATCTTTGATTGCATCCACTGCTGGCGATGCGTCATCAGCAGATGACAACATGATTCGCTTAGGGCGCGATGTAAGCCACGCCATGAAGTCAAACAATGCGCCAGCTATCATGCCGTGTGACACATCTTGCGCCTTATAAAGCTCGTCATATTTTGCGTACAGCTTCGCAACATCTCGCAAGGCCAAGGTGTCGTAGTCTGGGTGGATGCTGTCGCTCTCTTTCCAGTAGCCAATCGCGGCAGTGCAAATGCCAGCCATCTGCAAGCGGTACTGCTCAATGTCTTGCAGCGCAGGTTCTTTTAAGGCCATGCCGCCAACAACATCAATCAGCCTGTGTATCTCCGCCACAAGCGCCGCAGTTGTTTCAGCGTCTACCGGAACTACAGCTTCGGGGAATAGCCACTCTTCTTTCATATCAATACCCCCATCGAATGCGGAAACACACAAGGTATAGGTGCAGCACGAACTCGTCACCACTGCTAAAAAACCCAATGGCAAAGCAGGGCCACTTGCGCGGCAAGAACTCAGTTATCAGGTGTAATCTTTTTCTCATCATTCTTCCCCCGTCAGGTTTCTGATCTCATCTTGCAGGCCAACGATCTGCTCGGCGCGGGTGATGAGTATCTTATGTAGCGTGTCAATCTCTATGTGCAGAGCGGCAATTTCTGCACCCATACGCTGCATCTCCTCGACCAGCACTGCTTCGGTGTTCCAATCTGGTTTATATGGCTCATTTGTGCTGTACTTGCGCCCGTTGTTGTCCGTGAGTATTCGCTCAGTCATTCCAAGCCCCCTTCCATTGCCCACTGCTCGGCTTTCTTGGCCATGAACAAGCCCTCGGCGCGGGTCATCTTTGACGACCTGACAATGAGCACGCCCGCTGAGTCATAGCCAAGCACCAGCACATCAGTAAGCTCCTTCATTAGGGCCGAGTTCAGCGCCTGCTCGGCTGTGTAGTTGACGCTGGCTGGCAGCGCGATAACAGTCATGTTGTTCATATCTTTGTCTCCTTAATGTCGTGCGCGGCTTCAACAGCTCTCATTAAATCAGCCCAGCTAGTTCCTTTTTTGGATTCCCAATTGGTGTAGATTTCAACGATCTGCTCATCCGTCAGCGGCTTGCGCTGTGGTGGGGTGGTGTAGAGAGGGTCTTTCCAATCCATTCCTTTTTCGTAAACAAGGTGCTTTCGCTTTACCTCGTCCAAGTCCTGAACACACGCCACCGGCTCCTGCTCTGGCTGTGCCAAAGTTTCACGGATAGCGGTGATGGCAGCTTGCTCACGCTCATGCGCGAATCCTGCAATGTTCCCTGTTCGCTCCAGCGCCTCAAGCGCCAGCTTCAGTGTTTCGTCTTTGGTCATATCAGCAGACTCCAAATGTAAAACCCCGTGAAGAAAAACAGGGCTGCTATCACCACCAGTGCCACCAGCACAAAGCCGACCACAACACTGCCGATCATCTGCCAAGTGTCTGACACGGGTTCAATGTCGTCTGGTATCACTGGATACGGTTTGATCTTCCTAATTACCGCTGATGGGTCTGGTTCTGGCGCAACGTACAGTAACTTTGCATCCGTGAAGTGGCAAAGGTGGTCACACTGTGGCTTGTGAGGGCAGAGCGCAAGCCCTGTATCGCATACTGTTTTCATGCTGGCTCCTTTGGTTCTGGTGGAGAAAGATACGCTTTCAGGCGCTTGACGCGGTTCTTGTTGTAAGTCACCAGCGAAGTCGCGTACTCGACAGCGCTCTCGGCTTGCAGCAGTTCGTGCTCGGCGTGCATCAGTTCGTGCGCCACGGCCTGCGCTGGCGTGACGGTCTTCATCATCAACCGCAACTCTGTCCAGATGTACTTAAACATGTTTCGCCTCCTGTAGTAGTTCAATCCGTTCGCGGCTGACCCGCAGCGTGTTGTAGCGTTGGTGCAGGCGCTCCAAGACCGACACGCGGCGCTGGTTCTTGCGCTCCTCCATCAGCATCTCCAGCACTTGCGCCTCGGTCAGCGTCCGCAGTTCTGCGTTAAGACTTCGCCATGTAGTCATAAATTTTCCTTTCTAGCTTAATAATTATTTTGTCCAACCTAGCGACAGTGCGCGTTGCCGCGTTTGCCTCCCTTTGCCGTATCTTCATCTCAGCCAACGCCGCCTTTAGCTGCGCCTTCCATAAATCAATCCGTCTCATTTCAAAGCCTCCAATGCAATGTCCGACAATGTGCGCTTGTCGTGTAGCGCGCCCCAAATCTTCTCGTCAACCGTCTTGTGCGTCAGCATGACGTAGCACCAGACCGCATTCTTCTGGCCGCTGCGGTGCAGCCGGCCGATGGTCTGCTCGTAGAGTTCCAGCGACCACGGCAGCGACAAGAACACGATGTGGTGCCCGCCGTGCTGTAGGTTCAGGCCGTGCCCTGCTGACTTCGGATGCACCAGCAGCAACTCGACCTGGCCGGCGTTCCAGCGTTCAATGACGCCGGCATCGTCCAGCGTCTGTGCGCGTGGGAGCCGGCGCTGGAGTTCGGCCAGTTCTTCCTTGTACTGGTACACAACAATCGTGTTGGCCCGCTGGTTCTCAGCCAGCAAGTCTTCCAGCCGGTCAAACTTGTGGTTGGACAACCAGATGGGACCGTTGTCGGTGTACAAGAACCCGCTTGCCATCTGTTGCAGCTTCTGCGTCACAACAGCCGCGTTGACGGCCACCACATCGTTCAGCACAAAGTCCTTCTTCATGGTGTTGTAGTCGGCCATGTCCATGTCGCAGCGCAACTCGACCGTGTGCAGTGGCGGCAGCGTGTCTTTGTAGTCGCCTGGCTCCAGTAGGTAGGTGGCCGGTTTGATGCGCTCCATGACTTGCGCCAGTGAGCCAGGGCGCGGCGCCCAATCGCCGTAGTCTTTGTTGATCAAGATGAAGTACTGCTGCTGGAACGCGCCTTTGCTGCGGCCAAGCAACGACTGGTCAACGATCTTGCACTGGCCGAACACGTCCTCCAGCCCGTTGCTGGTGAACGAGCCGGTCAAGCCCCAACGGATGTTGATCTTGTCAATGACCTTGTTCAGCGCCTTGAACCGTGCGCCCGAGGGGTTCTTCAGCTTGGTCAACTCGTCGTAGACAATGCCGTCAATGTGGGCTAGGTTCTGTGTCGCCAGCCATTGGATGTTGTCGTAGTTGGTCACGATGATCTGCGCGCCGCTGTACAGCGCCGCCGCTCGTTGGGCCGGTGTGCCCACCGCCACGGCCAGCGTCAGACTCGGTGCCCACTTGGGCTGTTCGACCGGCCACACGTCCGTGCAGACGCGCTTGGGCGCCAGCACTAAGAAGCGCTCGACCACGCGGTCGGCCAGCATGTCTCGCATGGCCGTCAGCGTGATGGCCGTCTTGCCTGCGCCCACGGGCGCCAAAATCATGGCGCGGTCGTGTTCGTACAGGAAGTCAACCGCCGTCTCTTGGTAGTCACGCAACTTCATTAAGCCACCCATCGATTTGTTCTTTGTTCCATAGGCATACGTAGTTTTGATTCATGCGTGCCATGTCCGACATGAAAACCTTCTGCAAGGGCGACAGCCTGCCGCCTTCGGTCTTGACCTCAACGAACCATGTCTGGCCGTTAGGAAAGCACACGATGCGGTCGGCCACACCACGGTGCGCGGGGCTGGTGAATTTGTAAGCCACACCGCCAAGCGCTTTGACACGATCAACGAGGTAGCGTTCGATTTGTTTTTCAAGCATGTAAAAAAGTTTAGCACACTTTTATTTTTTATGCTACACTGAACGCCTCATCAACTAAAGGACAGTACATGCAGCACTCAAAGATCGTCGGCGGCAGCACCGCCAAGCGCGTCATCAACTGCCCAGGCTCAGTGGCCTTGGTGGCCGAGATGCCACCGCAGCCCAGCAGCAGCTACGCCGAAGAAGGCACGTTGCTGCACGATGAGATCAGCCGCTTTTTAGGCGATCTCGACTACAGGTTTACTTGCAGCCAAGAACTTATTCAAGACAAACTCTGGCCCGCCTTAGACTTGCTTGATGAAATAGACCCCGACAAGACAATGGAGTATGCAATCGAGACGCGCGTCGGCTTTGGTGACTTGCTGCCCGGTGTCTTTGGCTCGACCGACCTGATGGGCCGCATCGGCAACAAGGCGGTTATCCTTGACTGGAAGTTTGGCTCTGGCGTGCCGGTGCCCGCCGAGGAGAACGAGCAACTGATGTTCTACGCTGCTGCCGCCATGCGTACCCCCGAGGCAAAGTGGGTGTTTGATGGCGCAACCGAAGTCGAGTTGGTCATCATCCAGCCGCCCACCATCAAGCGCTGGACGACCACCATTGCGCGCATCAAAGAGTTTGAGCAGACGCTTATCAGGGCTGTCAAGATTGCGGAGCAGCCGGACGCCCCGCTAAAGAATGGTGACCATTGCCGCTGGTGCAGTGCCAAGCCGGTGTGCCCCGTGATGACTGGCGCTGTTGACCGCGCTGTTGCAATTAAGATGGATAAGATTGACGTTGACAAGATTGGCGCGTATCTACACAATGCAGACCTCCTTGAAGATTGGATCAAAGACCTTCGCGCTTTGGCCGAGGAGATGATGAAAAAGGGCAAGCCCGTTACGGGCTGGAAGATGGTGCCCAAGCGGGCTACAAGATCGTGGGTGAAGGAGGAGGACGCCAAGGCGGCGCTGCTCCAGCACCTCAAAGAATCTGAAGTGATCGAGACGAAGTTGGTCAGTCCGGCTGCTGCCGAGAAGCTGCTTAAAGCGCAGAAACTCAAGCTGCCTGACGGGCTGACAGTAGCGATCAGTTCGGGTAACACAATTGCACCGGAGAGCGATCCTCGGCCAGCAGTTGTACTCATCGGGCAGCAGTTAAACGCCGCTCTTTCTAAAATAATGTAAAGGTAAAATCATGTCACTGACAGTTTTCAAATCCGCTGGCCTTCCAGCAGTCTCCTCCCTCGCTACTTCCTTGCGTTCTATCGCCACTGATGTTGGCCCAGCCGGCGTTGTCATTCTCAAGATGGACAAGACCGGCCATTGGGTGTTCGGCGCTGATCAGACCGAAGTCGAAGACGAAGCCACTTGGGCCGTCAATCCTTTCTCGTTTGTTCACGGCTTTATCGCTTGGGGTGACGGTGAAGTGCTTGGCGAGAAGATGGCAAGCGTAAGCCAGCCATTGCCTGAACTTGACATTGCACCGCCTAGCGCCAAGAAGGGCTGGGAGACGCAAGTCGGCATGTCGCTCAAGTGCTTGTCTGGTGAAGACAAGGGCATGGAAGCGCGGTTCACCACCACCAGCGTGGGCGGCAAGCGCGCCGTGCAAGCCTTGGCAGTCGCCTTGGCTGAGCAAGTCGAGAAGGATCAGACCAAGCCAGTGGCTATTATCAAGCTGAAGAAAGACCACTACGCGCACAAGTCATACGGCAAGATTTACACGCCGGTCTTTAGCGTGGTCGAGTGGGTTGGTATGGATGCGGATGAAAAGCCCGCAGAGGCTGACGCTGCACCCGCTGAAGAAGCGCCAGCGCCAGCCGGACGCCGCCGCCGCGCAGCGTAAGCCTTTCCTGATGCCCATTCGCAAGAGTGGGCATTGGAAAATGCTCTACTTAGATTTTGAAACCCGCAGCCACTGTGACCTTAAAAAGCACGGGGTCTACAACTACGCCCAACACGCAAGCACCGAGGTGCTGTGCATGTCGTACGCCTTTGACGATGGCGAGGTGCAGACTTGGCTACCCAGCCAGCCGTTCCCGTCTGAAGTCAAAGACTACGCCGGCCTGATCTACGCCCACAATGCCGCCTTTGAGCGCCTGATCTTCTGGTATGTCCTTCAGATCGACTTCAAGCTGGAGCAGTTCTACTGCACCGCCTCGCAGGCCAGAGCCAACTGTGCGCCTGGCTCGCTTGAGGACGCTGGCCGGTTTGCCGGCGCCAACATGAAGAAAGACCATCGCGGTAGCCAACTGATCCGGCTGTTGTGTGTGCCGCCGTTCCGTGAGGACGCTGCGCTCATGGCCGAGATGGTGGCCTACTGCGAACAGGACGTGCGCGCTATGCGGGCCATCAGCCAAGCCATGCGGCCACTGTCTGAACAGGAACTACAGGACTACCACGTCAACGAGCGCATCAACGACCGTGGCGTGCTGGTAGACGCCCCGCTGTGCGCCGCTGCCGTGCGCTTTGCCGCCGCTGAGACAGAAGAAATCCAGCAGATCGTGGCCGAGGTGACTGAGGGCCAGATCACCAGCGTTCGCTCTCCTAAAATGCGTGAGTGGGTGCTGGAGCGTGTTGGCCCCGAGGCCAAGAAGCTGATGTGGACTGGCGAGAAATATTCGATTGACAAGACTGTGCGGGCTAACTTGCTTGCGATGGAGAACCACGATGAGATTCCGGCCCATGTTGCGGACGTTATTCAATGCGCGGACGACCTCTGGGCGTCTTCGGTTGCGAAATTCAGTCGCCTTGAACAGCTTGCCGATGAGGAGGATCACCGAGTCCGAGGCGCTTTCGTTTTTGCTGGAGGGTCTGCCACCGGACGTGCATCAAGCTATGGCGCACAGGTTCACAACTTTACCCGCAAATGCGCCAAAGACCCTGATGAAGTACGCAACGCTATGGTGCGCGGACACACAATCACACCAAGATTTGGAAGACGCATTACGGATGTTCTCAAGGGAATGCTCCGGCCCTCACTGATAGCCAAGCCAGGGCATGTCCTGATTGCCTACGACTGGTCGGCCATTGAGGGCCGTGTGCATCCGTGGCTGTCCAAGTGCGCCGCCGGCGAGGCCAAGCTGGACGTGTTTCGCTCCGGCCTTGACCCGTACAAAGTCAATGCCACGGCCACCTTTCGTGTGCCTTACGCCGAGGTGTCCGGCGATCAGCGCCAGGTCGGCAAGGTGCAAGAGTTGGCCCTTGGCTTTCTGGGTGGGGCTGGCGCCTTTGAGGTGTTTGGCCGCGCCTACGGCATACACCTGTCCGGCTCAGAAGTCCAGCGCGCCGTGGACGGCTGGCGTAGGGCAAACCCTTGGGCCATGCAGCACGGCAGCGCCTTGGAGGGCGCCTACATGCGCGCCATGCGAAATAAAAACCATGAATTTAGCGCGGGTCGGGTTACCTACATGTTTGACGGCCAGATGCTCTGGTACAGTCTTCCTTCCGGCAGGGTGCTGTGCTATCCCAACGCCAAATTCGATGACGAAGGCAATGTGACCTACACCAAAGCTGCTTGGAAACCCGCCGCCGATGCCAAAGAATGGCCGCGTGCCCGCCTATGGCGCGGCTTGGCTTGCGAGAATATAACGCAGGCCGCGGCCCATGACATCTTGCGCCATTCCCTGCGCCAGATAGATGATGTCGTTCTACATGTACATGATGAGATCGTTGTCGAGTGCCCTGCCGATCAGGCCGAGGCAGTCGGCGCGGCCATGCACCGCGTCATGTGCGAACCACCCGCTTGGGCCGATGGCCTGCCGCTGGCGGCTGAAGGTGTGATCACAACAAGGTATTCGTAAAAAAGCCCCCGTGGATTAGACGGGGGCTAACTCAACTTCAAGGAGAGAACAACATGATCGAGTTTATAGCATCTTTGGCCCCAGAGGGCGAAACAGCCCTGATAGTCAGGCAAAAACCCAAATTAAAAGATGGAGCGTTGGATTTTCACGCCGATGGGGCTGTCAAGGCCACATGGCCGGCGTACCTGCCCAGCCACAGAATTAAGCCGGGCGAGTCATGGTATGGCAACACCGCCAGCTTTATCGTGGAGCGTTTCAAGGACGGTCATGTCAGCGCCAGCGCGGCGAACTGCGAGTACATCTTGGTGATGATGCTAGACGACATAGGCACCAAGAGCAAGACGCCACCCCTGCCGCCGACATGGATCATGGAGACATCAGCCGGCTCGTTTCAGTGGGGCTACGCCTTCAACGAGCAGCCCACCAAGGGCGAGTTCAGCGCGGCCATCAAGGCCATTGCAGACGCTGGCTACACAGACCCTGGCGCTATCAATGCCGTTCGCAATTTCCGTCTGCCTGGCTCAGTCAACCTGAAGCCTGGCCGTGATAACTTTGAAGCCCGTCTGGTGGAGTTTCACCCAGAGCGTGACTACAGTCTGCCCGAGATATGCGCGGCGCTGGGCGTGACGCCAGCAGCCGCCGACAGCCTGACCCTGCGCCCGATCCGCATCAGTGATGACGGCGCTGATGATGTGCTGGCGTGGTTGTCAGCGCAGGGGCTGCTGCTGTCCAAACCGAACCAAGAGGGCTGGGCCGGCGTGATCTGCCCCAACAGTGAGCAGCACAGCGATGGCAACCCAGAGGGGCGCTACATGCCCGCCAACAGGGCGTACTGCTGCCTTCACGGCCACTGCGTTGATCTGGATTCCCGCACCTTCCT